ACGAAACACCATGGATTGGAAGAATAGTTCCGACGTGGGGAGCCATTAAAGATTTAACTATACAAAATTTAAAAATATAATACAATGACTACTTTTGCAGATTTTAAGGATAAAGAAATAGTTGACGGTGGTGGAACATTCAAGTTAATGGATAAGCATGATCAAGACTATGTCAAGTGTCATGGAGTAAAAAGCACCATATTTAATTATTTCAATGGCGTTGCTGTTGACATTGATGTTGGCCAACCTTTTGTTCTTACCGCCTCAGGAGCTTGGAGAACAGCAAAAATATTAACAGAAGCTGACAAGTACTTTAAGTACTATGTGTTTGCAGGCTCGAGTGCGCATGTAATAACATTCGTAGATAATTCGGACATCATTTTATCAAAAGTACAAGTCACTGGAGCTTCTGCATTTCACGAAGGCGTTATTTGTGCGCCTACAAATGCAGTAGCCGCATACATAACGACACTCAATTCTCAGATCGCAGCATCTTTTTATTATTATGAAGGAGATACTATTGGAGCGAAGATGCAAGAAATATACACATTAGGGCGTACGCTTATTGTAGACAACACGCAAGCCACAGACGAGAGTAGTCTAATCTTCGCAACAATACTAGAAGCTATTCAAGCATATGTTCCTTATGATATTATTAAGATTTTTGGAAGCGATGCAAACCCCTACAATGAGCAAGATTTAAAAATACCCGACAACGCAACGTTAAGGGGTGTGGGAAAGCCTGTAATAAACGGTTATTTAGCGGACTCAACATCTGTTGCTACTATAGAAAGCACATCAACGATAGACACATCAACGTTTTGCTTCCTAGAAAATCTAATAGTGAAAGCTCAAAACATGCGATATGCAATTCATGATGATTTCTCAGAAGGGCTAGGATCAAGGAAATATATTAACTGCGAATTTCATCACTTAGGAAACAAAGAGGCTTATGACTATCAGGCTGTTAACGATCCTGGCAATGAAGTGAATATTACTAGAGCTATGTCAGCGTATGGAGGCGGCACTAAGTCGGGTGACTTCGTGCTTGCAAAAGGATGTCTGTTTAAGTCAAAACTGCGGGGGTTTTCTCAACACAATAACACGGGATTCGACGCAATAAACGGTGCGTCAATTACTGAGTTGATTGACTGTGAGTGCGTGTCTGAGGGAGTTGATAGAGATGGAACTTTACTTGCATTTTTTGCAGACATACACATTCAATCGCTGACATCTAATGTTAAAGATCAAGTATTGATAAGAAATTGTAAGTTCAAACATATCACGTTTGACAATAATCAAACTATCGATATATTTGTAAATGGCGAAAATATAAAGCAGGTGTATAATGTCACAGGCGCGGGTAAGCTGATGAATTACAATTGGACTGAACTAGATATAACAAAATACATTAGAATCCCAAGCGACTTCAACTCAATGCGCAATGTTAGCGCAGGAACACTATCGAGGGGCAAGGCTGTTAAGCTCTCAGGACTTGGCTTTGATTTATTTACAAGTTCTGATAGTGCAGGTGATTTTTACGGAATATTGATGGCAGACACATTGACTGGAGGTGTTGGTGATGTGAAGTATAAGGGATATTTACCATATAAATATTTCATAGCCAGCAATGCGGAAATAGCGGAAGACTTAGATATATCTGTCAATGCAACGGGTGACTTCATTCAAGATTCATCTCACATCATTTCTAAGACGTATGACAATAATCAAGTATTAATTTCTTGATGATATGACAACTATACTACATAACGCAGCAACTACAACGGTTAAATCTCCAGTACCATTTCACAATGTACTAGGTTGCGATGTCTATATTTTAGACTCAGCGCCTGTAGATGAAAATGAACGTATATTCATCCCTTTAAATGAAAATGGTATTGCTGTTGTTGCTTCAGTAGTAGGGTATACAAAAGATTTTGAATGGAGGTTTCAGCAAGGAATATTCCCTGATTTAGATGCTCTTTTAAATATTGTAGGGTATGGATATTTGTCATTTACTCAGATATTGAATCATGCAGATATCTGGAGCAAATTGTGGTATCTTTTATTAAGTGAAAATAAAATTAAGGATATAACGGCTTATGATACTGCGTTGACGGGCCTGTGTTTTAATAAAAATGCATTGTTCTACAAAAAAGAACTCGTTTACGAAGACGATGGAACAACAATAGTAACCGAAGACGACGGTATAACGTACATAATAGAAGATTAAAAATGGGAACATTAAGAAATTTACTAAGAACTAGATGGATTGCGTATGCTGGCATTCACGTACACGCCAATACGGTAGCGCAATCGATTGCGAATGGAGCGAACTACGTTAAGGTTATTAACTTCACAGACAATGACCCTTCATTGAATTGCACTCCAGATGCAACAAACAATAAGATAATAGTAAATTCAGATGGTATTTATAAAATTGATGGGTCATTCTCTTTCACTGCGTCGAACAACAAAACAGCGTTTGGAGCGATATTCCTCGATGGAGCAGAGGCTGAATCTATTCATTTTACAAGAAAAATAGGAGTTGCAGGTGATGTTGGTAGTGCAGGCTTTACAGGATTGATCACGATTTTGTCTGGGCAAGAATTAGACTTAAGAGCTAGACACGACGATGCGCTGCCAGAAGATTTCACGTTCTCCTATATGAATTTCAATTGCAACAAACTTGATAGACTAGACTAATGGGTTTATTTTCAAAAGTATTAAACGATATGAGAGTGGTGGGTGAATCAGACTTGAGCCTGCTTGGAACGGTTGAATTAAACCTTGCAACAGCGGGTCAATGGTATGAGATGGACGGAACGTTTGAAGATAACGAAAACAAGAACTTCTCTTTAAATGCTGCAAACGGTGAGTTAACGTTTACAGGGTCTAGAAATGCGGTTAATACATCTAGTGCTATATTCAGACTACAGGCCGATAAGGTTTGCAAGGTGTCTGTAGGGACGTTTATAAATGATAATTTGGTTGGCTTCAACGATATCGATCTTTCAACAGGAAAAGAAGATTCTCTAACAAACGGAAATATATCTGAGAGCTCACCGAATGTCACGATAGGAACGAGATTCAAATCAGATACGGCAAACACAACGATTACATTTAAGATATTCAAAGTATTGATTAATGGATTTCTAGAGCCTGTATAATATGACAAACGTAGAATTTAAAGAGTGGCTAGAAAAGATTGATCACAAGCTCGATCTAGTGCACACGCAAACAACTAAAACAAATGGCCGCGTAAACTCGTTAGAGAGATTCAGGAGCATTGTTCTTTGGATTAGCGGAGCGTCATTCACGGGAGCTGTGTCTGCGCTGATTGCTGTTCTTGTTAAATAACTAAATTCAAGGCATGAAAAAAATAACTATTCACTGCTCAGACACACCTAACGGTCACAACTACACAGTTGATGACATTAATATCTGGCACATTGCGAGAGGGTTCAAGAAGGTTGGTTATCACTATGTTATACATATAGATGGATCTTTGAATATAGGTAGGCTGGAGAATGAAATGGGAGCTCATGTAAGAGGCCTTAATAGAGACAATATAGGAATATGTCTAATCGGTAGAGATAAGTTCAATGAGAAGCAGACGGCGACCCTTGTTGCTTTATTAGCACATATGACAACTATCGACCCTGGTGCAACTATTCACGGGCACTATGAGTTTAGTAAAAAAACTTGTCCCAATTTTAATGTAAAAGAATTTTGTAAAGAATATAATTTGTAATCTAATAAAAAAAAAGAAACCTATGAAATTAAGAAAAAACGCGAAAGAATCACCTAAAACAACGAAACGTGGCATCGTTGGTGCTATAGTGACAATGCTTATCACCGTTGCGGTCATGTTTGTTGCTCCTAAGAATCCAGAGCTCGCAGAAATAATAAAGGGTTCAGAGACTGCTATATTAGCAATAGGAACATCTATTGCAAGTATCATTGCGCTTATCGGAGCAAACAAGCAGGATAAGTGATGTGGTACGCAACAAGTGCCATCGTTGGCTTTGTGTGCGGCCTGCTCATGTACCACCACCTCCTTGACAAGCCTGAAGTTATAAATAACGAAAATATTGAAATTCGCAAGATAAAACAGAGGGGCGACGGGGTTTTTAATAACTTCTTCGAAAAAAGAAGAAAGAAGCAGGCCCAGAAAAAAAGATATAACTAACTAACACTCAAAGAAAAGCAAAATAAAGTGAAATTATTTTGCTTTTTTTATGTGTTTTATTTGCATAATTAAGCAGAACGTTGTATATTTGTCTTATAGCAATTCAGTAATTAAAACTATCAATTATGAAAAGTAAAATTAAAACAACCGCAACAACAAAAAAAGGAAGTCACAAAGTAACAGCTGAAATCTGGATAGACGCAGAAACGGGATGCTCTAAAGAAAAAATAACATGTACAATCGAAGATAATACATATGAAATATTCTTACACCCTGAAAATGATAGAGTTTGCATATCTGACGATCTCGCCGCGAAGTTTGGTGTAAAAAATAACAGGAATATTGTAATACAATGTGACACAACTACAGTAAAAACTGAGAAGAAAAAAATAGAGCGTGAATTTGAAGCAAGCAAGTTCGATTGTTCTATCATAGATTCAGGTTATGGATTTAGAATGAAAAACACAAAACAAAATATGGTTTTGTGCACAAAGTACGGCTTCGATGCAATCGAAATGGTAAAATAAAATAATCATAAAAATTAAGACTATGCAAAATAAGAAAATAAGCGAAGATCTAGGCAGAGAGACAAAGAAAGCAATCATAAAAATGGGTGCAACAAATTACGGAATGGTTGACACGCTCATAGTGTTTGACTCTAAAAAAGGAGTCAATTTAAAATATACACTAAATAAAATAAAAAACAACCTAGACTTTTTTAGCGAAGAGCTTTATGAGGAGCTAAGATTGTGGCACGAAAAGTACGGCACGTTCTCGATATGCAAAATAAAATACACCTACGGACTTATGCAAGATGCATAATCAACCCCAAGCTTGATAGTCTTGAGGTTACCCCGCTGCAATGTTGTAGCGGGGTTTTCTGGGTAAAAAATATCAACTAAAAAATATCGAAATCATGGAACCTTACGACGAAGACGATGACCTACCAATAGAATGTCCTGAGTGTGGAGAATTTGATTTTGACGGATCGTTTTGCTCGACATGCCTATACATACCAAAAGATTGCCAGTATGGACATTGGGGATCCTGCGAAACGTAATGACAACTTAATTTTAAAACGAAACTATCGAAACCATGACAGAAAAACAAACACGCTCACGCATATTGGAAGTAATAACAGAGGCTCTGAGGTCAATGGATCTAGACGTAAGGATTAGCATTAATGAGGACACGACTTTTAAAGAACTAAACTTCACTCCTTCGAAAGCAGTTGTATTGATTAGCTTGCTAGAGTATGACTTTGAATCTAGCTTTCCAGATAACGATGTCTACAAGCAAGAGACTGTTGGAGGGATGATCGATTACCTTGAAAGGCACATTAGATGAAAGCAACCTTCACGGAAAACTACATAACCGCAGCAAATGGTTATATAGTAGAGCTCAGAAATAATGGCGTCCTGTCATTCCTCACGATCGAAAGCAAGAAAGTTAAAGTCTTCGCAATCGAAACGACTGCGAAAGCGGCTTGTGATTTGATTAATTTAAAGCAAAATTCACGTTAACAAATATAAAAGATGAAACAAAAAAAAGTAAAAATTATTTCATTCCGGGCAACGAATTTCGGAATCTTCAAAGCGCTAGAGTTTGACTTTGAAAAGTTTAAAAGTGGCATAATCGCTATTAAGGGAAAATCTGGTGAAGGCAAGTCTACAATGCAGAAAGCTGTAAAAACTACGGTGCAGGGTCGCGGATCGCTAGCAGACGCAGAGCAGTATGGTGACGAGTGGGATAGTGAGGTGCAATTGCTGGACGGAGACAAGAAGGTGTTTATCGAAGCAAAAAAAACGAAAGGGAACAGCCCTACATTTAAATTGTTCGAAAAGGATCTGAATGGAAAAAAGGTGATGAATCCGATAATAGACGGGGTGAAGGCGACTCCTGTCGCGTTTATGGATTTGATTGCAAATGCAATGACATTTGGGTCAAAAGACTTTCTGTCAGAGAACGAAACCGTGCATAGAAAATTCATGTTCGCACTATTCCGTGACGAGCTTGCGAAACTGGGTGTGATTTTCGATAAAAAACACATCGGCTATGAAAAATCTATCCTAGGAGAGTTGGATCAGCTAACTGAAGAGCGCGACTCTTTGCGAAATCAATGTCAGCATGAAGGTGCTTATGTCACCGATTTTGAAAGAGATGGGTACAAGTTAGAACAACTTTCAGAAATGAAGTCTACTGATGTTGATAAGTTGGAGCAAGAAAGAAATTCCCTCCTTGTTTCGAAGGGGCAAGCCGCTGGTGATGCTGAAGCTGAGTTTGCGAATAAAAAGTCAGAGGTGATTAAAAAAGGTGCTGTTGTTGTTGAGGAGTGTAGGAAAATTTCGGACAGACTGATGAGTGATTATAATGAGCTTTCTTTTGCGAACAAGAAGCTTAGCGATGGTTATAATCTCGAAAAAATAGTGATTGCCGATATTATAAAGAATCTTAGATCACTATCATTTATTAATTATGATACTACTCAGGGTCAGATCTTTGGACTCAAAAGAGATCTGAACACATTCGTTGACGGATTGACGACAGCGCTTTCAGAGAAGTATCCACCACAAAAAGAGCCTATCAAACCACTTTGTCCTCATATCGAAAATGGCAGAATACTACGTGTTGAGGGTGTTGATTATCACCCAGATTTCAAAGAATTACTTCAAAAGCGCGATACTATAATGAAGGAGTATACGGCAGTTGAGAACAAGCCTGTTGATACCAAGGAATCAGATTTGAAAATCGAAAATGTTGAAAAGCAGATTGAGATTGCTAAGCACAATAACAGCATGATTAATCGGTATGAAATCAATAGAGACTGGGTTAGGGCGTGCGCAGAGGTTGAGATTAAGAGAAAAGAACTTGCAAAACTCTATTCTCAAATAGATACAGGTGTTGAGGGGTTATATATGAAACCATTTTATTCCGAAGATGGAAAGATGGACATCAAAACAGTGTATACCGGTGCGTTCGATCCTGAATACTTTCACAATGAGGGTGATGAGCGTCTTTTAGTTTCATACTCGTCTACACAGAAGCCTATAATCGGCATCTTACTGCAAGTTGCGAGATTAAAGCTGAAAGCAAAGGCACTTAACTACATCTTCCTTGACGATGTGCCGATGGACAAAAAGTCATATGCTATAATTGCGAAGATAGCAGAGGAAAATGACCTCACGATCTTAACCTCGATAACAGGAGATTTCAAGAGAGAAAATCTTGCAGAGAATGAGTTGTTGATTGAAGGTGGCGAAGTATTTTTTAATTAAACCAAATGGCGCATGACTTTGAGTTGTGCGCTGTTAAAAAAAAGAGATATGGCAAAGATACACATATGCGTAGAAGCTACCGTGGATGTAGATACTACTATAGATGTTGATGACTACCTTAGCGACATTCTTGAAGCTATCGACGATAGTGATCTACTCGAAGAAGTTAAGGACAGAGGCTACGAAGTTCTTGACCCGAAACAGTCTGAAAAATACATTACAAAAGAAAAATTGTGCGATTTTGTGTGGTGCAATCACCATACGAGCAATGAGGATCTTTGCAAGATGTTATTAAAGAAGCTTAACTCTAAATGATAACACTCAGACCCTATCAACAACAAGGAGTTAACGACACCGTTGACGCCTTAAGGAGATCAAAGAGGAAAAGTGTCATCATGGAGATGCCAACGGGTGGAGGGAAGACGGTAGTCTTCTCTTACATCGTATCACGAGCAGAAGCGAAAGGTTCTAAGATTCTCATACTCACGGATCGCGAGGAGTTACTGCGTGGCACTGGTGGTACGTTAGAGCAGTTCGGAAGTCGTCCGCAATATATTCAGGCAGGACGGACGCACCCACCTGACAGCGGGCAGACTTTCGTCGCGATGGCTCAGACATTAAAAAATAGACTGAGCAAGCCTAAGTGGTCTGAATTCCTAGACTCTATCGACCTTGTTATAATCGACGAATGTCACAAGCAAGAGTTTAATGCTTTTTTTGAAGCTGGGATTTTCAAAGGCAAAACTATAATCGGATTTTCCGCAACCCCAAAGCGCGGCGGAAAACAAAGGCAGCTCGCAGAAGACTACGACGAGATCGTTCATACATTGACAACCAAGGAGCTTATCGAATTAGGTTTCTTGATGCCAGAAATGTATTGTGGATTCAAAGATTCGCCCGATATGAAGGGTGTTAAGAAGAATTCTAAAGGCGACTATTCCGAAAGTGACATGTTTAAGAAATACGACACTCCGAAGCTTTATGGTGGTGTTATCGATGAATGGCGTGAGCATGTCCCGAACACCACGACATTAGTTTTTTGCACCAACATCATACATTCCGTTCGTACTGCGAAAGAGTTTTGCTCCAATGGGATTAAAGCAAAATTCGTGTGCTCCAGCATGGCAGCACCTAAGCGACCTGAGAGCTACGAGTCTGAAGATAGAGCAAGCGCAGCTCCTGAGTGGATCAAATACTACGAGAAACTTGACTACTATAACGAGTACAAGAACTCAATGGCGATGTACTCAGGGGAACGAAATGACTTGATTAAACGCTGGAAATCTGGTGAGTTTCCCGTTCTCGTAAACGCAGGCATATTGACAACGGGCTTTGATTTTCCTGCTATCGAAACAATCGTATTATTCCGTGCAACGATCTCAGAGGTGCTATACTTGCAAATGCTCGGTCGCGGTTCGAGGCCGTGCAAAAGTATTGACAAGACGCATTTTAATATTCTCGACTTCGGATTAAACGCAGAGAGATTGGGCGGGTATAAAATGCCTAGATTATGGGCCTTGCATCACAGCTCAGGTGCAGGGTCGGGAGTGCCACCCATCAAAGAATGTGGTGAGAGTGGGACTCCAGACAAGAATAAAAAACTCGGATGTGATGAATATATCCTCGCATCTGTGAAAATATGTCCTGAATGCGGTTATATATTCAGGGTTGAGAAAGAGCTTGAGAAAGCAAAATTGTCGCCAATGTCACAGGATGACAACGGTAAATTCAGAGCCGTCAAACCTGTAAGCCAAATGTCATTCGATGAGATGGAGCGATTTTCGAAAGCAAATGGGTATAAAATTGGATGGATTATCAATAGACTGTTAATCAATAAGGTTGTGATGAAAGTTGCGGAGTTCAAAAAACGCGAAGCTCTCGTTAATATCTTAACCTATTCTGACATCCAGGCAATGGAGAGGTATTTCAAAGCAAGATATTCGCGACAGGCGCTATCTGAGTATGCTAAGTATAAAGGACATTCGCACGGATGGGTGCATGTGACTATGAGTAGAATGAAAATTGAGGTAATAAATTAGATTTTTTCACTACATTTACTCCTAGGGATAACTTCAGCTCATTACTTAAGTGAAAAGCGGTTTTAATCTTTTTCCGCCCTCCCTTTCTTTTTAAAAAGACAATGCAAAAAAAAGAAATCTATGCAAGTAACCATTTTTAAAGACATTTCCACGACCGAGCAGGCATTTCATAGAGACATCGACTTTGTTCTTGATAGGATTAAGCGGTGTCACTCCAGGGAGTTAATCGAGATAATACGAAATGAAAAAGATAAAAAAATAAGAGACAAAAGCAAGATGTCACTCCCTTCAATTTGCTTTTCAGGTACATTCAAGAAGAGAGCTATCAAGGGATTGATCGAGCATTCTGGATTAATCTGTATCGATTTTGATGGGTTTGAAGATGAGGATAAGTTAAGTGAGTATAGATCAACCTTGACGAAGGACGCATATTCATTCTCCGTGTTCCTGTCACCCTCAGGAAATGGACTGAAAGTCCTTGTGAAGATCCCTCCAATGGTAGATTTTCACAAAAAATACTTCGAAACGCTGCAAAAATACTATGCCTCAAAACACTTCGACAAGTCAACGAGTGACGTGTCGCGAGTGTGTTATGAGTCTTGTGATGAGGACATATACATTAACAAAGATTCGGTGTTGTGGGAGGAGTTGCCAGTTGAGGAAATTGAGGAAATCGGGACAATGAATGCAGCCATTCCGCTAACTTCAGAGTATGAAATAATCGAAAGATTAAATACTTGGTTTGCAAAGAATTACACAATGATTAAGGGAGAGCGAAACGACAATCTCTTTAAGCTCGCAGCGGCATTCAACACCTACGGTGTAGCTCAGACCACTTGCGAAAGCTCTTTAAGAAGCTTTGCAAATGACAGTTTCCCAGTCTCGGAAATCGAGAATACGGTTCGATCTGCATACAAGAAAGCAAGCGATCATGGAACTAAGAGTTTTGAAGATTCACGAAAGAAAGATGCTATATCAACGGGGATCAAAAATGGGAAAACACGTGAAGAAATAAGAGATGAGACAGGTGCAGACGACAAAGAAATTCAAAAAGTCAGAAAAAGCATAACGACAGAAACTTTCTGGGAATACGGATCAAGAGGTGGGTTGAAGTTATCTCACTATGACTATAAGTTATTCTTAGAAGAAGAAGGGTATAGCAAGTATTATCCAAGCGTGATCGGCAATCACACTCTTATAAAGATCAAGGAGTCTAACATTATTCAGAATGTTAGCACATCTAAGATAAGAGACTATGTCTTGAGTTATCTGAGAGACAGGCTTTCCGATATGGGTAAGCAGCCATTTAACTTTATGGCAGAAAGTACTAAGTACTTTAAAGAAGACTTCCTCTCAATGATTTCCAGCAAGGACGTGAAATTTAAGAGAGATTCAAAGAGTGATGCATTTTTATATTTCAAAAATCATGCTATAAAAGTAACATCCAATGACATAAAAAAAATAGATTACATTGATCTTGAGGGTTTTATCTGGGAGAATCAGATCATACAGCACGATCATATCGATTCTGACAAAAAGAAGTCAGTATACGAAGACTTTATCATGAAGCTGTCAGGAGACGACAGTAGCAGGTACGATTCTATTAGATCAACCATAGGATTCTTGCTGCACTCGCACAAGAGCTCGAAGAACAACAAGGCTGTCATACTTAACGATGAAACTATATCAGATAAGCCGAACGGGGGCAGCGGCAAGGGGTTATTTTGCAAAGCTCTTGGTCATTTGAGAAGAGTTTCGATTGAGGACGGCAAGAGATTCTCGTTGGAGAAAACGTTCTGCTTTCAAAAAGTTTCTTTGGATACTCAGATATTGCAATTTGATGACGTGAAAAGAAATTTCGATTTTGAAAATCTATTCCCAGTTGTCACCGAAGGATTAGAGATTGAGAAAAAAAATAAGGATGCAGTATTTATTCCGTTTGAATTAGCACCGAAAATTGTAATTACAACAAACTACACAATCGGCGGAATTGGTGGATCATTTGACAGGCGAAAGCATGAGCTCGAGTTCTCAGACTTCTTCTCAGACAAGCACTCGCCTTACGATGAGTATGATGGAGAATTCTTTACGTCATGGGATTCAAGGGAGTGGATGAGGTTCTATTCGTTCATGATATCATGCTTGCAATTCTACTTAAAAGACGGTCTAATAGCTTCGAGCTTCAAGAATTTAGCAGCACGCAAATTTATTAAAGAAACCTGCTCAGAATTTTATGAGTGGGTTATTGCGAAAGATGTTGCTATAGCATCAAACACAAGACATACAAGAAGTAAGTTAATGACGTCTTTCACTGAAGAGTATCCAGATTATGCGACGGGAAAATTTAAGATTTCACAGCGAAGATTCAACGGATGGTGTCAAGCTTATGCGAAGTTTATTGGTTCTGAATACAATGAGGGTAATACACAGGGTGTTAAGTGGTTGAGTGTAGATAGTAGCTCGGTCAAGAAGTCTGAAGAGAAAGTTAATTCAACGCTTTTTGAGGATTATCGTTAAATATTTGCGTAACTAACTAACACTCAAAGAAAAGCAAAATAAAGTGAAATTATTTTGCTTTTTTTATGTGTTTTATTTGCATAATTAAGCAGAGGGTTGTATATTTGTCTTATAGCAATTCAGTAATTAAAACTATCAGATATGTATTTAAATACAAGAAACAAAAGCACTCAATTTATGAATGGTAACATTGATTTAGACGGTGTTATTTTAGATGTTTTAACCGATGAGCATGGTCACGGTGCTGTTTATTCATCAGAATTCGACACAGATAATGCAATTTATTCAGATGGCTTTATTTTGGCAATTGAAGAGGGTAAAATTCCAATGCTAGAACTACACGCCACTGACTGTCATAGATTTCACAATGAACTAGAAGAATATCACCATGTGATTATTAACGATGAATGCCATAGTGTTTACTTTAAAAATGCTGAGTAATTATCAAAAGAAATTAACCCCAATTTTTGGTATCCTTGAGGTTACCTCGCTACGAAAGTAGCGGGGATTTCTGGGTAACGGAATTAATATTACGAATCATTTGCATAATTAAGTAAAGTTTTGTACATTGCATCATGAGAAAAACACAAAAAAAAATAAACAGATCACTCTTTGACAAGTGCAAGACTGCGCTCGGAGTTAAGAAATACAGTGTAATCATAGTCCTACTGGAGCTATGGCAAGACGGCAATCTCATTATTACTGACACTGAAGCGATTGAAGGTGGTGATTATAAGTATACTGATATATATCTAGATAATTTGATATTCAACTCATTATCTATCAGTATAGAGCAATCGACTGGTGAGCCTATGAAGGACTTTGAATTACTAGACATTTTGATGCTTAACTATTTAAATTAATATACAAAAAGATGGAAAAAGAAAAGATTAAGATCATTCAGACCGCTCTCCAGGCCCCATTTACGCAGACTGTAAATGGAGTTGTGCTGCCTGCTCACAAGTGGTTGCCGAAGATGTTGACGGCCAAGAAGGATAAATTTGTTCTAATACCTTATTTGGATCGAGATCAAGTTATAGGGCGATTGAATAATGTCCTAGGATTTAACTGGAATTTCGACGCTAGACGAGAAGACGACGGACAGAAGACGGGAACATTGATTATAGACATTGATGGACAGAAGGTTTGCCGAACGGATACAGGCACGGAAAAAACTACTGGTGAGGGTGGTAGTACTAAGGATAAGGTCGAAAAGGAGAAAGCATCTACAACGGATGCATTGAAGAGATGCGCTGCGCAATTTGGTGTTGGTACATACTTAAACAATCTTCCTGTCCGATTCGTGTCCGCGAAAATGGTTGGCAAGAAGTATGTGCCAGTGGACGACAAGGGTCACACATTATATGCGAATCAGTTAAGCAATTTCGTGAATGGCATCTCTGTTGGTCGGGGTTTCTTGTACCAGTGGATGCAAGAGATGCCCCACATCTGGAAACGGGATGACATTAAGAAATTATGGGAGGAGTTTAAATAAATATTAATCTAACACACAAACAGAATGGAATTAAAATTAAAAGTAGAAGCAAAAGACAAGATCACTGGATTTAGTGGTATCGACAAGAAGGATGTTGCAGCGAAAAAGAATGGGGCTGACCACTCTGCACCAATAAAGTAACTAACTTTAAAGAAAAGACATGCTAAACAAAGTACATCTAATCGGAAATCTAGGAGCAGATCCTGATATCAATACCGTTATCGAAACGAAAGTAGCTAACTTCTCTCTTGCTACATCGGAAACTTATACAGATAAAAACGGAGAGAGGCAAACAAAAACGCAATGGCATAGAGTTGTCGTTTGGGGTAAACTTGCGGACGTTATCGAGAAGTTTGTAAAGAAAGGCTCAAAGATCTATGTCGAGGGCAAGGTCGAGTATAGGCAGTATGAGCAGGATGGTGTTACTAAGTACTCAACTGACATCGTTGTCAATCATATGCAAATGCTTGATAGTAAAAAAGATGCTGAGCAAAATTCAAGCCCTGAGCCTGCAGCAAAAAAAACACCGATCACAGTTCCTGACACTCAGGGTGACGACCTGCCATTTTAAAACATGAAAGAGTGAGAGCTAAACACACATCGGAGTTAGGGCGGAAACTGTCACCGATGAATGCAATGTGTTCTCACCGCCTTAGAGTAGGTTCATTTTTAGCATTGCATTATCAGCTCATCCCTCCAAGGGGCGAGCTATTTTTATAACCAAAAAAAATACAGAGATGGACAATGAAAACCTTCCAGTAATGGAAAATGCACTCTACGAAGTGCCAGTAGAAAAAGAAAAAGACTTGCAGCTAACCGATGAGTGGTTCAAGGATAAGTTGGGAAAGTTCTCAGGAAGTAATATGAAGAAATTAATGTCGTGCAAATCCAGGGCGAAACGAGAATGGACGTCTCGAGAAAAGCTTATCGACTTCGGGGATACTGCTCTAACATACATGATAGAAGTAGCTCTCGAGCGAGTTACTGGTGAGCGGATAGAGATTCCTCAGACGTATGCAATGAGTCGAGGGATAGATCTTGAGCAAGATGCTAAGAATTATTTCGTTCAGAACTGGGACAAGAGCGATTTTGCGACAAAGTTCTCCTCATTTGAACTTATTGAGCTTGGTTTTGAAAGATTCTTAAGCAACGCAGGAGCGTCTTTGGATGCAAAGCTAATTCTTGTAGACGGGAAACAAACGGCTGTAGCATTTGAAAATAAGTGTCCTGAAAACGTGAGAATACATATGACCCAATGCCAGCACGGTGTTGATGAGTCTCACCAGTATTTTTGGCAGCTTCACTCTGAAATGTTAGCAATCAAATCAGACTTAGGGATATTAGTATCCTTCGATCCAAGATTTCCCGAAGGCTCTATGCTGAAGACTATTAAAGTAGAGCTTTCTCAGAATCATTCTGTCGCTATGCAATTTCGACTAGTGCTTGCAGAAATGTTTATCTCTCGACTTATTGAAACTAATTTCGATATGGATATATATGCTGAGCTTGCTGGTATTGTTAGCGTTGTTCCTAAGGACTTCGCCGAAATGCAAGAGTGGTTGCTTGTTAATGTTAAAGACTTATACCTATGACCGAAGATCAGCTACAGCAAAAATGTGTTTTGTGGTTTCATAAAGAATACAAATCCGAAAGAGGTATGTTGTTTAGAACCGAAAACAAGACTAATAGAAATAAGAAAGGACTGGGCCTCATTAAGGGCGTGTCTGATTTAAATTACTGTTCAAAATGGGGGCACTTGATCCCTATTGAGATCAAGGTTAATGGATCGTCGCACAAGACTGAGCACTTGAAAAATCAATACGATTGGTGCAAGTCCGTACAAGAGCGCTCGGGACTTGCGTTCTTCGTGTTCTCGTTCGAACACTTTATGCAGGTGATGAATAGCTTGATGGATCATCGTTTTAATGCTGGATTTTTGGCATTAGAGAGTGCGGATACGTTGAATTATATAAAGAATCTGGTAGGCATGTCAAGCACAGAGTCTGTAAAGTTAGACTATATAATGTCTAATTATGATCCTGAATTTAATAGTATTCAAGTATGAAAAGCGTGAAAAGTAACACAGAGAGAACAGTGAATGTAGTGCTTGAGATTACTAGGGGTGTGCTGGGCGGAAGAGTATTCAGAGAATATGCTATTACTACCAAGGGCTCGGATGCGAAGGCAAAGGACGAGGCTCAACGACTTTGGCTGTATGAGTATAGCGATGGACGCTGCCATAGATCGCTCAGCCTTGGTGAGATGAAGAAGATTTGCAAAGTTGAGATCGTTGCTGATGTCTTATAAAAAAAGCCCGTACTTAATGTGCGGGCTTTTTTTTAATTACGCTATTCTGAAAAGAACGGCCTTTAACTATTGATAATAATTCATGTAAAAACACGAATTATATAAATTAGTTCTCTGCTATACAGTTCTTAAAGAAAAAACAGAACTTGAAAGTACAGCAGAGAACAAGAGCTATAAACAATTGGCTTTATCTCGTTTCTTGATTTTAGCCAACGCACGCTATCACGGAGCAGGGCAGCATGAGCCTCTTCCAGACTTGCTTGCCACTTTTCCTGGTTCCACACCTATCCCTTCAATCAACTCTACCCTGCCTTCATCAATCCAGTTAGCCTCGGGTAATTTATCAGCCAGAACCCCTTCACATTTTGGCTGGATACAGTATTGGTCACAACCTGTTAAGCATTTCATGTACCCTGTCAAAATGCCTTTAAATCCAGTGATCTTGTCTTTTGCTTCTTCGCCTAAATTAAATTTATTCATATTATTTGATTTTATGCCCTCGCTCTCGGTCATTGGGCGGTTTGTACTCGTTTGTTTATTTGCTGTTATGGTTGAGCCAACTATTCATAGCTCCGAACGTTAGCAACTATAAATTGCTAATGAACACATCAACACCTTCTTGTATTTCTTCTTTAGGCGTACCTTGGTCGTTACCGTGTCGTAGATAGTACCAAAACGCAATTAACAGCTTGCTAACACTATGTATAGCAAATTTATTTAACTTGCTGTGTAGTAAATCAATATCTTTTTGCGTTAATTGAGCTTCGTGCCTACCTATAGTTATAGTTGCAACCGCATTCGGGAAGTCTTTTTTTTCGGTTCTGTTTGCTTTTCTAAGTTTCAACATTCGTTCTATTATTTCGTTAAATAAACATTGCCATACATTTCACGTTAGCTTTCATTAGCCAGCGCACTATCTCACTTCATTATAGTAAAGCTTTATAAATTTACCTTTATCATCGCTTCCCTCTTCTATATTTTTCTTATCACCGTGTATGTAAATATGAAAATTCTTATCAAGCTTTACTACTTGTTTACTTAATCCTGTTATTTTACAAATTAAATCACTCATTCTATTAAGATTTTCCACCGCTCAAACAAAAGCTAACACTATGTAATAAGCCATGCGATTAAAAGCCGTTTAGTTTGAAAGTATCGAACAAGCACGGCTCATACATTTGTTCATTGTAGTTCATTAGCCTACCCACTCGATTTTTTCACGGCACAATATACATTCAGTATCATTAATTGTTATGTAATTATTTTCTTTGCAATCAGGACACATAAAAAAATCGTCCCAATCTCCGTTATGATCTTCGTCGTACCCAAGGTAATTAGGGTTTTCTTTTACTGTATCTTTTTCAATCTCCATCGCTCAAAAACGCACTACAACAATAAATATAAGACAGTGTGGTTGCAGTGCTTATTTACCCTTTCTGCTTCGGTTTAACTTCAATTTTATTTGATAGGTAGGTGTTTCAAATCCGTTAAAAATCAAATCATACCGCAAATCGTTAGCCCACATTTAACTAACGCCAAGTCCATCCCTAAAGCAGTCCTCGCACATATTCAAGCCTTCTTGTTCGTTCCAATTTTCATCATACATTTTATGCTTCCTACTATCATCTTTTTCAAGCCCACACGCATCACATAAAAAACGTGTGCTAACACTAAGTGGAGGCAAATTGCTCTGCTTTTTTATTTCCTTATCTGCACTCATAATGTTGTATGTTTTATCAAGTTTCTACTAAATCTTAGTGCTTTGCAAGCTTCTTTCGCAACTTCGCTACACTCTTCTGAGAGTATCACTAATAAATGCTCTTCTCTTGTCATCTGTTAAGTTTTAAATTACCACCGCTCAAAAACAAAGTATAACAGCGTATCAAACGCAATTGCTTGTCAATTAGCGGTGTGGTTTAATTATTTAATTTGTTCCATTTTAGTTTCTTCAGCTGCGTTTATGCCAACGCTAATCACCACTTCCTACTAATAAGACTATTCCCTCTACTATCGGTCACTACTTCCATGTGCTTAGGATTGATGCAATCCTTTTCTTTGCACATCCTTCTTAATCGATAGCCAGCAGATATCTCTTTAATTTGACTTTCATACACTGCGCGAGCTGCTGTCTTAGAAACTCCACTAAAGTTAACTATAATGAAGCCCTGTGAGTTTTCTTTATGAGATGTACATACATGGCAGTCGTCGACATTAACGTACGATATGACTTTTGTTTTGCCATTAATCGCAATGGAAAGAGATTCTTCCTTGAGTATTGTTCCGTTTTGGGTGTATTGTTTTTTCATTTATTAGTATTTAAATCCAATCTTCCTTTCACTATCTTCGATCTGAATGAGTTTACTTTTGTAATACTTCACTCTCGATTTGTGGTACTTGAGTTTCTTCTTGAGTTCGTCTTTAGTTAGTTTCTTGCTCATGTCTTTTCCTTAATTCCTCACAAACATACAAAAACTTACTTAATTATGCAAATTTTCACCCCTAAAAAGCACACGCAACACTTTATTTATATAAGTGTTGCGCCCTTTTTTAGTAATCACGCTAGCACTCAGTTGATTAGACCGCAACACTTTATCGACACCAACAGCCTTATTAGTATTATAATATAACTTGAAAAGTTCTTAACACTTATACGCTACGAGGAAAAATACAGTAAAGTGTTGCGTTAATACATAAACTCTTACTGTGCAACTAATTAGACCGCAACACTTATTATAATAAAGTGTTGTCGGTAAAAATAAAGTGTTGTTTTTCATAATAAAGTGTTGCCTAATAATGTGTACGTGTCATGTGATTGTTGTTAGAGTTCTTTTTATCATAATTATGCATAAATAATTGATTACTCCCTTTAGATTTCGTATATTGCATACAAATAAAAAGACATGAGCGAATACGGGCATTTATTTGGAGACACTAATCTCAATTCAACTGAGAAGATTAAAGGCAAGTCGATAAAGACCAGCATAAAAAAAAAGGCAGTGCTCGCAGATAGGTATAGCGAATTGAAAGAAGTTATGCCAGATATGGGAAAGGATGAATGTTTGCATCTTATTTCCTCTGACAATTTCGGGAGTATCGAACTGTTAAAATATATGATTGAAAAGTATGATCCTGAACACATTAGTATGACGACATGGTCGATTAATCAGGATTACATTGAATTGATAAAAGATTGCAATATTGACATGTGTCTACTTATTGACCAGTCATTGAAGACGCGAAAATTTCATTTATATGCTCAGGTTGCAGAATTGGCAATTGATGGAAAGATAGATCTTAAAGTGCACTACAAGTTGCACGCTAAGGTTTCTACATTTAGGACAAAGGACATGTTTTTCTCGATAGAATCGAGTGCAAACTATTCCCAAAATGCAAGAATAGAAAATTTTGTAATTACAGAATCAAAAGAGATATATGATTTTCATAATAGTTGGATGAATCAAATTGTAGGTAAGTGATATGGCAATGACACCGCAACACATTGTATATGAACGGGTTCGAGAGGTTCATGCGTTTATGACAAATGGATCGAAGCAACGGAAGGAAATTGTTCAATTCTTTTCAAAAAAGTGGACTGATGACGGTTATTTTACAACAGCCTCAGAGTTAAGTAAGTTTAGAACTGTTGATAATTACATCAGAAAAGTGAGACAGACATTCTTGAATTTCGAGAATGACGTTGATATTGAGAAAGGAAGAACGCTGGCCAGACTTGACGATCTGTACTCCAAGAGTGTTAAGATACAGGATTACAAGTGCGCATTGTTAATACTTAAACAGATTTGCGAGATTGTTGGACTAAAGTCTCCGACAAGAATTTCTATAGTAGAAGAGCAACCATTATTCCCTGAAGAAGATGTTCTTTCGAACGACAGCGATAAATAAGCTTCTTAAGTTAAAGAAGCGCTACAAATTCGTACCTGGGGGGACTTCCGCTGGTAAAACTTATGGCATCATTCCGATACTCATTGATAAGGCTTGCAAGAATAAGGACCTTGAGATATCAATAGTTTCTGAAAACTTCCCGCATTTGCGCCGTGGTGCAAGAAAAGACTTTATTAAGATAATGAAGTCTACTAATCGTTGGAATCCTAACAATTGGCGTGAGACGGATTCGAAGTATACATTCGCCAATGGGTCCTATATCGAGTTCTTTGGTGCAGATCAGGCAGATAAGCTCAGGGGTGCTCGTCGTCATATACTGTACGTCAACGAAGCGAATAACATATCGTTTGATGCGTTCGACCAATTAGACATGAGGACCTCTCGCGAGGTGTGGATTGACTTTAACCCATCGAACGAATTCTGGGCTCACGAAGAATTTACCGATGATGAAGATACCGATTGGTTGGTGCTAACATATAAGGATAACGAATGCCTTGAGAGTAGTATTGTCAAGAAGATTAAGAAGGCTCTTGTTAAGGGCTTCTTTAATCCTGACAGCAAGGATCTCTTTAAGGAATCTAACATTAGGAATAAGTATTGGGCCAACTGGTGGAAGGTTTACGGGCTTGGACTGCTGGGCCAGCTCGAAGGTGCTATACTTCAGAATTGGGAGTTTGGCGAATTTAATAACGACTTGCCCTATTTGTACGGCCTAGACTTCGGTGTGCGCGATCCTGATGCACTAATCAAAGTTGCTGTCGATAATGTTAATAAGATCATATATCTGCACGAAGAGATATATCAGAACAACCTATCAACCGATGAGTTAGGAGACGTTATCAACAGCCGAAATGTAGGCAAGAAGTTGATTATAGCAGACTCGCAGGCATCAAGGACTATTAAGGATTTGAAAAAGTGTAAGCACAAGTTCAATATAGTAGAGGTCTCTAAGAATAAGATACTTGATGACATTAAGATGTTGCAAGGTTATCGACTCGTCATCACTAAAGAATCAACCAACCTAGCGAAGGAGCTGCGGGGGTGGCTGTGGCTAGATAAAAAGGGTGAGGTCCCTGCTGATATACTGAATCATCTACTTGACGCGATGCGTTATGCTGTGCAGACATACCTTTCGCCGAAAAAGAAGAAAGGAAGACAAAGAGCTATGTAAGAAAATGCAATTAAATGTGAAAATAACTATTGCATAATTAAGTAAAATGTTATATATTGCAAGTCTAATTTAACAAAAGATGAAACTATGAAAATAACATCAAGCATGATTAGAGCGCTAGATCCATGTTACGATCCTTCGTATATTGGATTCACAGAGGACTTGGATCTTACCCCGAGTGAGTTTATCGAGGCTTTTGCCAATAAAGTCGAGTCTAAAGAGGATGTGATATGGCTGCTATGTAGAAGGCAATTTATGTGTGACAGAAGCCTAAGACTATTCGCTGTCTGGTGTGCAAGGGAGTCTTTTAAGTTGCATGATAATATAGATCAAAGAAGTAAGAGCGCTACCGACGTGGCCGAGCGGTATGCGAACGGAGATAGTTCTCAAGAAGATTTGTCAGCAGCAAGGTCAGCAGCAATAGAGTCAGCATGGTCAGCAAGGTCAGCAAGGTCAGCAGCAGAGTCAGCAGCAAGGTCAGCAGCAGAGTCAGCAGCAAAGTCAGCAAGATGGTCAGCAAAGTCAGCAGCAGAGTCAGCAGGATGGTCAGCAAAGTCAGCAGCAGAGTCAGCAGCAAAGTCAGCAGCAGAGTCAGCAGCGAAGTCAGCAAGGTCAACAGTATGGTCAGCAGCAGAGTCAGCAGCAGAGTCAGCAGCAAAGTCAGCAGAGTCAGCAGCAAAGTCAGCAAGATGGTCAGCAAAGTCAACAAGGTCAGCAGTAGAGTCAGCAGCAAAGTCAGCAAGGTTAGCAGTATGGTCAGCAGCAGAGTCAGCAGCAGAGTCAGCAGCAAAGTCAGCAAGGTTAGCAGTATGGTCAGCAAGATGGTCAGCAGCAGAGTCAGCAGCAGAGTCAGCAGAGTCAGCAGCAAAGTCAGCAAGGTCAGCTCAAGTATCCAAACTTCTAGAATTTTTCAAAACTAAAGACTTTAATGTATTTTTAGACAATAAACCAAAGTACAATTGAAATTAGATCTAATATCAACAAGTGACTATCTAGAACTGATAGATAAAAGTAAGTACAATTTTGCTATCAAATATGCGCACATATTTACTCATCCTGAAGACACTCTTCAGATGGGTGACTTTGTGTGCAAACCATTTGGCTTGATAAAGGATCTGCAACATGACCTGCAATCAGGATTGACGCTTGAGCAGAAAATTGAATATGCAATTCTTTGCTGTAGCGCAAGCAGGTTGCAAATGCTCGCAATGCAAATAGATGACTTCTGTCGAGCAACTAGCTACATGATAGATGCTATCGAGGGTATCAATCATATAGAAAGTGAGGCACTTAAGCACGAGCCAACACCTGATGAGCTGCGTGCGGGATTGGATCGATTCGCCCCATTGGGTGTGTATATGCAGATAAGGCAATTAACTGGCAATGACGTGACTAAAAATGAAGCTGTAAGATCACTGCCTTACAATCACTGCTTCAATGAGCTATACGCCCGCAAGCAAGTGTCTGACTATCAGGATGCTATGAATGATATAATTAAGAGCAGGATGCCTAAGGGGCATTAAGTTTTGCAAACACAATCAATTTTCACTAACTTGCAAAAAAAGACGACATGGAATTCTACAAACTCCCAGAAGCGATTGAAGTTTATTGCGACACTAATGATATCATATTCATATATGGATCTGAGGAGTTGCAACAAGTACATTTAGGTAGTCATGTTGCATTAAGGGGTGTGCTTGATCCGAATCAGCTTGTGTTATTTGCTGGTTTTTCAGATCAACCAGAAATCATCAACGGATCTACTGTCGCTGTGACTTATAGCGGATTCCTTTCATTGGGACGACACTGTGAAGATGACACGAGCTCGTCTCAGGATGAGACTCAGAAACAGAAATATGACAGAAGGTTGGGAGTACTAAAGCAATCTCTCGCTAATGTCATAACTGGAGTAGCTTGCGCTAATGACATTGTGGTCGGTGCTGGAATAAATTTTCGAGAACTTACGAATCAGTTTAACTACAATTTAGATTTAATTCAAACCCCTATAACCTTCTCTCATTAATGGCTACAGCGTATAGCATAGCGAAAAAGTGGGCCAACGAAGTCGAGCAAGACCTCACTAAGGAGTACACCTCTCAAGGGAGAGAGGCATCTGGTGAATGGTCGAAAGAGTTGAGCAATGAGATTGTCACTGATGGTGAGTCTGTTAATGTTAAGATATACGGTGCAAACTACACATTATGGATGGAGCAGGGGCGCAAGCCGAATAAGAAGCAGGATAAGAAGAGCTTAAGAGCCTTTGCTGGATATATGGCTTCTGCTGGTGGTCCTATATTTGAATGGTGTAAGTCTAAGAATATTGCTACTACATATGCATTTCCTATCGCCTACAATCTAGGCGTGAATGGGTATGAGGGAAAGCCTCTAGTTTCCAATGTTTTGACCTCTGAAAGAATTGCAGAGCTAGTTGAGGAGCTGGGCTTGACGGTGTTGGATAATATAAAAAGTGATGTAATTAGTATGTTTAAAAAATAAGGAGATGAAGAGAATTGGTGTGAATTCGATTGCACACATAGAGCTGCGTACGGATTTGATAATTGCGGAGATGTGGAGTATATCCCGAACGAACTGGACTTTAATATTAAAAATGGGTTGGTGTAGAAGATGTCAATAGACTCAATAATCATAACGCAAGATAATAAGCAGGACAATGTTGACCTGCTTTCAATTCATAGCCCGCTTGTGTTTATTGTTGATGTTGAATACTCGTTAACCAAGCCAGATCAGCTCAATGTTGAGGTGCTAGACAGTGATAGTGTTTCGCTAGCAACATTCAGAGCTATTGAGTACAGTGAAGCTAATAGCGTTATCACATATATTTTCAAAGCGAACGATGTGCTTGATTCTTTCATGGGAGATGTTGAAGACTTTGAGTCGTCATTGAATGTTCTTGATTACGTCGATGGAATAACCAAGGGGTTTACATTGAGATTCTACATCGATGCTGTTGAGGTTGAAACCTCATTTGTTGCGATTCATTCAGCTTCGCAATTTGGAGACTATTCAGCGAATGAGGCTATATATAATAATGAAAATCTTTGTTTTTATGGAATAATTGGTGAGCCCGTCTATGTCTACTTCTACAACTCAAATGATGGAAGCAATCTAGCTATCGGTGAACCCATTGGTGAAAATGATTACTATTTTGATTATGACGATGAGGCATTCTTAGATTATGATGATTATACTTTGAGAGGGAATTAAACTATAAGACAATGGCAATAATTACACAGACATTCACTGATGCTGATTTAAATGGATCATACCAATTTGAATTTGAGCACAATCTAGCAAAAGCTATTGTTGTGCCAACTTGGTACGATGACTCAGGAATACAGCTAGGCACTGCGTCTATTTTTCAAATGATAGACAACAACAATTGTACGTTAAACTGCAACAATCCGATAACAGGAACGCATACGCTTGTACTTGAGTACGATCTTGCAACACCTATAATCACAGGACGCAGATTGTTTGAACTAGGAGCAACAACAGAACCGAATGACACAAAAAGGCTGGCATTCGGAGAGGCTGGAACTCCATCAATCAATTTCGCTTGGAGCGATGTTAAATCGTTGCTTTTCAATAGTCTCAACTTCCTTAAGAAAGAGAAGAACTTATCTGATGTTGATCCTGCTGCTTCGAGAATCAGCTTAAGCGTGTACTCGCAAGGGCAGGTAAATGATTTACTTGAACCAAAAGCGGAATTGTACCAGCCTGGATCAGGGGCTGTTTTGGGTGTAAGCAACACTGCGGTATACACACCAGCAACGCCAAACAACCCCGCAACAAAAGGGTACGTGGATGCTGTCACTGAGATTTCCCTAGGGACATATGGACCAGGACCGGCGTTTACTCTCAACACATCATTACAGGACATCAATATATCAGTCTTAAATATCAGCATCAGGAAGACTGGAAAGATGATAATCATTCATGGCGCCCTGGAATGCTCATCTGCAAGTCAGACAGCATTTAGGCGCATTGCCAATCTCACCGAATGGTTGCCCCATGGCTCGCTCGCTTACATGTCGAGCGCTGTGTGGCATCCGCTACCAGACACGACGGTGATATACGGGGCAATTCAAGTCAATAATGCTGGAGAGCTTGGTTTCGTGTGCAATACGGCGACTGTGGTAGGTGTGACTTACTATCTGTTCAATTTAAGCTACATGACAAATGAGTAGCATCGGATATTATAGATATAAGCTGATACCATCGCAGGCAAATGAAACAATAAACCTGTACGATGGAGCGACATTGATAGCAACGGCAAATGTGAAGTCGAAGATTGCGAAGGGGTCATGCAATTCAATCGGCGTGCTTGAGAGTATGTATATTAAATTTCTTGACCAATATGGACGCTATAGATTTCACATGTTCAACGAGCTTTGGAAGACTCGCTATAATCCTAGACTCATAGGGTCATACAATAAGAACGTGCTCAACATAAGAGATAATCAAAGTGATAAACGAAATATTGGATACGACACGAAGAAGTTAATGTCGCTTCAAAGCACATTGGTTTCTAAGGCGGAGAAGGAGGTCTTGTCAGATATATATCTCTCTCCGAGAGTCTACTTGCGTGTCGGAGGATCTACTGACAAAACAGAAGACTGGGTGCTCGTAACTATCAATGGAGACTCTGAAATAGTTGACAACGAAAAGGCTGTTTCAAATATAAGTATCGAATTAGAATTACCGAAGCATTATACTGTGACGACGTAGATGGAACAGATTTTAAAGATAAATGGTGAGCTTGTCGACATAGACAAGAAGACAGCTATAGGAATTGACTTTCAAAAGTACAATATAAAGCGTCCAGAATCTCGCTATGTCCCTGTGTCTAATTCATTCACCATTCCCTTAACTCCTAGGAATAAGTTAATAACTGGTTTCGCTGGTGATGTGCAATCCATCTCTCAAATTCCCTACAGTCAACTCACGTGCGACTACTGGGTAGGGGAGCTTGATGTTATTCGAAATGGGTATGCTAAGATAAATGGAGTATCTAACAGAATAAGCATGTTCGCAGCTGACAAGGCCAGCATCTGGGAGACGCTTAAAAATTTCGATTGGATTGCATTTCAGCAAAGCTTCCTGCTGTGGCTTCAGAATAATAAAGGAGTTCCGAGTATATCAGCTCCGTTTATCGGCTCATTTTCAAGCTTCCTGAACAACTACACGAACCCAACCGAGGGACTGATTCTGCCTTACTACTTGTCTAACATGCTCGACTTCCCTGGCACTGAAGATTTGACAACTATATTTCTACAATACTACAACACGGGCAACGCAGGCAATGGCGGACATTGGTGTATATACATCAATGATGTCTTTGAATATATACAAGACTATCTTGGTGTCGACATCTCTGTCGGTGATGCAGGTTTGCCTTATAACATCTTTGAAGATGCGATTGTCAAGGCGATGTACACTCCAATGAAGAACATCATGCTAGTGCATACTGGTTCAGGTTTCTATTTTGAATTTAGAAGCGATGTTCCGTTCTTGCCAGATGAGGACATCTTCGCGCAATACGAAGATAAGACGTTGTATGATTTTGTTAATGTCTTTTTCAAATACTTCAATTGCCTAATCGATGAGAGTAAGACTGATGACGGCTCGTCGAAATATAAGATAAGAAGATTCGACGACATCACCAGTGCGGAGGTTGAGACATTCTCTGGTCGATGGGACGGAGTACCGAGCTACTCACCGAGCATAAAAAATTGGAAGCAAAATAATTATATTAAATTTTCAAGCATCTACGAAGGTGGCGCAAGCACTGTCAACTCGAAATACATCGAATGCAAGAATAGGAACATCGACGTAGGCACACCGAGCGAGTCATTATTTGATATCAAGCACTACATCCCTTCTCAGGTAATTGACGCAGGCGATACTATCACAAATATGTCACCGAGTGAAACAATGAAGGATTTTACATTCTTTATCTCAGAAGGATTCAGAACAACAAATATAAGAAGTGAGGACGTAACACTCAATACTGCTGCTGCAAAGATATTGCAGAAAGCTAGGATTTACGAGCTCGCATCTGAATATCAGACGATTGAAAACATTCTTGAGTACCCAAAGTTTTATGAGTTCTCGAAATGGTTGACACTGAACGAGATATACAATTTAGAATATTTCAAGCTCTATTTTATTCCTGAGCTTAACGGGAATTTCTTTATAAATAAAATAGCTGGCTTTAATCCTGTTAAGTCAACACAGGCAACCAAGTTGGAACTCATTAACATTCCTAAATAATGGCTGAGAAAATCATCATCGCGGACATAGATATTAATTATGATCAAGCCGTGAAAGACTCACAGGCACTAAAGGGTGAAGTAGGTCTATTGACAGCTCAGCTCAAGAAAGCAAAGGAAGAGACTGGAGAGACTAGTGCGGAGACCGTGCAGTATGAGATTGCGCTTAAGAGTGCAAAGGCTGAGCTTGGCCAACAATCAAAGCATCTGAGCGATGTGACAACGGCGCAGACGGCTAATCAGGGAAGTCTTAAGCAGCAGAAAGCACAACTTGCAATTGTGGCTAAGAAGTGGAATGAGCTATCAGCAGAAGAGCGACTGAACACGGACGCGGGTAAAGCTCTTGCAGCTCAAAAACTGAAACTCACAGAGGGGTTAAAGAATGAGGAGGTTGCAACTGGACAAGCGGGGCGCAATGTAGGATTCTACGGAGAGCAAGTGACAAGCACGATCCCCGCTCTAGGTAAGGCTACCAATGCTGCGAAGATGTTCGGTGTCGGAATGAAAGTAGCTCTTGGTCCTATTGTCCTGGTTATTGCTGCAATGGCTGCACTGACTGCACATTTTAAAAGATCTGAGAAAGGCCAGAATCAACTCATTAAGATAACTAAGGTGTTTGAACTCGTGCTTGGGAACATCCTTGATGTTGTCGCCTCAGTGGGTGAGATGATTTTCGATGCATTTTCAAAACCTAAAGAATCTATCGATAAGCTCGGAAAGCTCATCAAGCAAAATATAGCTAACAGATTCGAGGGGTTGATGGAACTTATTCCAAAATTGGGAAAAGCAATTCAAAAACTATTTGCAGGCGAATTTGCTGAGGCAGGTAAGATTGCAACGGATGCGGTTGCTAAAATTGCACTGGGTGTTGAGGACTTTTCAGACAAGGTTGTCGAGAGTTTTGAGAAAGCCTCTAACGCTATCAAGGAGTTTTCTGAAGAGCTTTCAAATGAAATTGATATTGCTATAATGCTAGCAGATAGGCAAGCTGTTATTGACAAACAAGTGCGACAAAGTCTTGTCCTTACAGCTAAAGAGCGTTTACAGTTGGCGAAAATAAAAAATAAAATAGAGGAAAAGGAAGCAGTATCAGCAGAACAGAGGCTCAAGGCTGTGGAGGAGCAAAATGCGATACTGGACAAACAAGCACTTCGTGTTCTCGCTATCGCAAATGAGAGGCTCAAACTAAAAGAGATAGAAAACTCTCTAACACTTAGCACAACAGAAGATCTCAATGAAGAGGCTACACTTAGAGCTGCCGTGTTCGAAGCAGAGACAGCAATCGAGGCATTGCGAACGGAGGCAATAACGAAGAGATTGGGGATAGAAGCAGAGATTGCAGCAGCGACCTTTAAAATATCTCAAGAGAAATTAAAGATACTAGATCAAGAATTGCTGGCATGGGTCAAGCAGAATGAGGATCGAATATCAACACAGGAAGAGTTCAATAACAGACTACTCGAACAGCAGTTAGAGTTTGCATCAATCAAACTAGAAGCTGGCCTTATCAATCAGCAAGAGTACAATGATGCATTGACGGAGGCGCAGGTCCTATACGACGAAAACGAGTCCGCAAGAAAACTGGAAGTCGCTCAGTTGGACATGGCAAACCTTGATGCTCTGAGGGCAGAGAATCGCTTTGCTGAACTTGAGAGAATGGAGGAATCCCTTGCTCGTGAGTACGATGTTAAGATTGCACAAGCGAACAAGATAGGAGCAGACACTACAGCTATAGAGGCTAAGTATGCTCAGGATAAGAATAAGATTGATGACTTGAGATACGACTACGTTGTCAGTGCTGCAACCAGTACGCTGCAAGCTGTGATAACTTTATTCGGAGAACAAACAGCAGCGGGGAAAGCTGCGGCCGTTGCTCTTGCTACTATTGAAACATTGCAGAGTGCCGTGTCTTCATTTAAGGCGATGGCAAGTATCCCGTATGTTGGTCCAATCCTGGGAGCCATTGCTGCTTCTGCTGCAATAGTAGCTGGATATGCAACTATAGATCAGATACTCGCTGTTGATACTGACCCGACAAGCACGTCCGCACCAGCTAAGACCAATACTTATGCAGGTGTTGGCAATGCTGTTTCGTCAACGAACACGCAAAGTGCTATACAGAATGTTAACACTGCGATAGGTCAAGGGATCGTTGCGCGAGACACTGCAACGATAGATATTAGTGAGCCTATTCGCGTGACCACCGTGGTGGTGGATCAGGTTACGGAGGCACAGGATGTACAAAATGAGAAGGTTGATATCGCGACGATAGGGTAATTATTTCGAACTCAACGGGGTTCTGAACCTGACTTGCAGCTCGCAAATAGCGGCAAACTCCTCACTAGCAACTGCCGTTGTTGTGATCTTGTCAAACAGCAAGTCGTGCAGTAGTTTCGTTTGATCTTTATCGAGAATAATAGCCTCAGATTCTTTATCAACAGCATTGCGAATAATGTTATTAATACTACGGCCTTCTGAAATAGATCTTTTTCTCAATTCCAAAATAGTCCCTTCGTAGAATTTTACGGGGAATGGATTTTTTTCTAGTTTTCTTTTGGCTGTCATCTTAATATTTTACGAATCAAAGTCCTTATACGGCTGCTCTTTTTTTTTATGTCAATCACTTATACCACTTCACAGGTACTAATTGCTGATCCTTGTTTCGCATCAATGCAATGTAGAGCTCTGTCTTGTATGCCACTATTGAATTCCTCACAAACCCTGCGTTGATCTTGTGTCTCGCTTCTGAGATATGATATACACTATTAGACTTTTTCTTACCTATAGCCACGATAAAGTCATCTACCTTGATCGATGGGCGAGATTCACGTGTGTCTATGTACAGTTTTCTTGGATTGTCTTGCATTTGATAGATTGTTTAAATGTGCCTGTTCTCTGGTCGTAATCACTTGAACCGCATTCGTAAACGGTTCTTGGAGTCATAGATTCAGCCTCCTTTGCTTTGCATTTAGGACATTTCTGATCATTCTCTTGATTCGTAAACTCAGCCCATGATTGCACAGTGTACTCATTTTTTAGATACATCGAATCTGATAATGACTTGCATGACTGCAAAGCTTGCATGGCTTCGACAGATAGCGTACTGCATTTATTATTAATTTTTGGCATATTACTTCGTATACGTTTTCAACAAATATAACAACATTTCAATTAAATCAACTACTTTTATCTAAACTTTTTATGCAGATGTACATTATACCAATATACGGATTGATTGGAGATGCTGAGGATGAGAACGATAAAGATAAACACTTTACGCTCGCAGACATGGCAATGCACATTAACGCAGCGAGAGAGCATGACAGCATTATGCTTGATGTCGGTAGCTGGGGTGGCTCAGTCGATGACGCGGACGAGATGGAGGTCATGTTAATTGCAACTAAGAAGACATTATTCTCAAAGAATTCTGGTGATGTGGCAAGTGCAGCATCTAAGTTATTTTGCCTTGCATCAAAAGAGAACAGAACATTCGACCCTGCAAGGGGTGTCTTCCTGATTCACAACCCTTATGTTGCTGAATTGACTGGTGATTCTGCTTTCCTTAAAGAAGCATCAAAAGACCTACAGGAGATTGAAGATAGGTATGCGAAAGCATACGCACAAGCGACAGGCGCAGATATTGGATCGATTAAAACATTTATGAAGATCAACAAGCCCCTTACGTCTGAACAGGTTGAGAGCTTGGGGTTTGCAACTATTAAAAAAGCTGAGTTCAAGCCTGTTGCGACATTTAAAAAGAAAAAAATAAAAAACGATAATAGCATGAAGAATGAAGACATAGTAAAAGAATTAAGCGTACTAGGCAAGGCGTTCAAGGGCATCACAGATGCTGTGAAAGCGCTAGCTCCTAAAGCTTTAATGTTAGTTGACGCAGACGGTACAGAACTAGACTTCCCTGACATTCAGGACGAAACTATGATAGCTGTTGATGTTGCTATATTACAGGCAGGCGCTCCCGCTAGTGGATCTTTCGTTATGTCTGACGGTAGCACGATCGTTGCGGTTGAGGGGGTTGTAACTGAGATCATTCCTGTTGAGACTGACGATGATCTCGAAGCTCTCAAGACTGAGAACGCAGAACTCAAGGCAGCGGCCGAAGTTGCGAAGACGGAAATTGAAGCTGCGAAAGCTGAAACTGCGAAAGCTGAAACTGCAAGCGCTGAGACGCAAGGCAAGGTTGATGCTCTTAGCGAAGAGGTTAAGACTGTAAATAAAGCAATTGCAACCCTATCGGGAAAATTCTCTAAGGGGACAATTAAAGGCGCTACTCCTTCGAGTGAGGGTGACGACGATGGAAAGCCTGTCAAGTTTGGATATGGGAAAACCCGTAGAACCGAAGGAAATAAATAAGTAAAACAATCACGTAAAAATATTTAAGATGGCATTATTTAATGTAGACAACATCACAATGAATCCAGAGGAGATTCGTGATTTCGCTGGATTTATCATCGAGCAAACATTCATGAGACCAGAGCTTGCGGCATTGCACGGCGTTAGTACTGGAATTAAGATGAAGGATCAAATAGTGTTCGCTGGTCGAATGGGCAAAGTGGGACTCAAGGGAACTGCCAATTGTGATCCACAAAATTCAGGTGCTGAATTGAGCACCTCTGAAAAATTTTGGAATCCAGAGGGCATCGAAGATCGCTTGTCTATATGTCAGAAGGATGTAGATGCTTTGTTTAAGGCGTACTACAGTAAGATTCAGGCATATAAGGAAAGATTTGACATTACTGGTAGTGATGAAGATACCTTTATTATAATGAGACTTGAGGAAGCAATGATGGCCACGATCTGGCGCGCTGCGTGGCTTGGTGACAAGAATATAGCTGCTGCTACTGCTGGCGTTGCTGGCCTAAAGAGTGCGGCAAATGTGAAATTCTATGATTACATAGACGGTCTTTGGGATCAGATATTCACAGCAGCAAGTACTACAGTACCTGTTCCTGTTGGAAGTGTTGGGCGTGTTGAGATTTCCGAAAACGCAGAAACTTCAATAAGCGCTCAAACGACACTAGCATCTGGAAGAGCTGATGCCATATTCGAAGATATATGGTCTAAGGCTGATTCTCGATTGAGAGAAGATCCAGACGCGCAATTCTATGTGAGCAGAGGTATCTGGGAGAATTACAGACAGTTTCTTAAAACAAACTCACTAAACTTCACTATCGAACATACTGTTGAAGGATTTCCATTCCTCGACTGGAATGGTAAGAAGATAATCAACATGGAGAACGTTTGGGATAGAGATCTTCAAGCAGACTTCACGAGCAACACTACCGACAACGCATACTATTTGCCGAATCGAGTCGTGTTGACCGTGAAGGAAAATATTCCAATTGGAACGCTGAACGAAAATGACATGTCGACAATTGACGTGTGGTACGACAAGAAGGACAGAAAAGTATATTACGAGTTTGGTTTCGACGAAGATGCTAAGTTGCTCGAAGAGTATATGATGACTGTAGCTTATTGATACTATTAGAGGTTTCATCTCCTGTATATTAAGAGAGCGATGAGGTTCGCCTTACCGCTCTTTTTTTCAAACAAAATAAAAAATATTGCAATGAAAAATTTTAAAAATCTTATTATATTACTCGCAGCATTCTTAATTACAGGTGTTGCATTTAGTCAAGATTATACTTTCAAGCACGGTGACGAAGTGAAGAATGTCACCCTAAGAGATTCGTGCTGGCTAGACACTACGGGAACAGATACTGGTGACACTTTAGTGTACGACTTTTACATAAAGCCATTTGCGAAATACTGCAAGTACAACACGACGCTCACCCGAAGAACTGGAAATTACACTAAAGCTAAGGCATATCTATACTCTACAATGATATATAGTTCCAGCGATGTTGGTTGGGTGCTCGTCGATTCAATAACATTCGCAGGCACAACAGTATCGTATACACTGACTAGCAATGTTGATAGTATGTATACGCAGTACGGTAGGATTAAGGTTGCTCCCTACGATAGTATGCAGACTCATTCCGTTAGGCACGGGATACTTATTGATACTGAGTAATATAAAGGAATTTAATCACATTTTAAAACAATGCTATGGCGGATTGCGCAGCAGGAATAACAAAAGATATCACATCAAATTGTACCACTCAACCCGTTGGAGGCGTTGAGGTTACGGCATACGCGATGAATCGCAAGGAGATAGATACGGTTACTTATGATGTGACTGACCCGAATAAGATCACTGCAATCACAATGCAGATTGGCAAGCAGGCATACAACATCTTTGCAGCTCAAAAGGGACTTGATTGCGGTCATGACAGACTCGCGGGTCAAGCGGGTTTTGAAGATGTGTATACTCACTACGCGAAATTCATGCAGTTTGAAAGAAAGGCTGCTGACATTCTCAATGTTGATGACATGAAAGATATATGTATCATCTTTGAATACAAGGAGAAGACCGATGATGGTGACGGGGTATTTCCTGGTTACGGATTTAAATCTGGTCTCTACGTGTCGACAGATACAAAGAGAGCTAACGCAGCTCAGGGTACTCGAAACATTGAGCTTACAACCGCGGAGTCTGAAGGGGAGGACTTCTCTGAATACGTCTTCGATGCTGGTGATGTGGCTTCAAGTAGATTAGCACTTGAGGCATTGTTAACTCCTGCAACCTAATGCAGGATAGAGTTGGGCATTTACTAAAACACAATTTTGACGAAATAAAAGGTTCTAGCGAGCTGATGCCAGAACTGCTCAAGATTTACAGTATGCTATACCTACACGGTGAGCGTGCTGGAATGTGTGAAAAGTGTCATCTAAAATATTATAACGAAATAAAAGAAACTGGCATGGAAAAAGTTAAAGCAAGCAAAAGAACATGCATTCCAAATTGGAATGGAAATCTCTATTCTACAAAGGGGGCTAGGCATTATAATAGCGAAACAATTACTGATGAAGATGCTTTATTGGCAGTTGAGTCAGGGGCGTTAGCTGAAGATCATTTCAACTCGCTTCCACGAGCAACAACTCCGAAGGATGAGACGGAGCTTACGGTAATGGAGAAAACATGCGTCCTTAGCTTTGTTTATGACATTGAAGCTGACAAATCAAAGACTGCTATCATTAACGAGAATAAGGGTTCTGAAGTCGATGGGTCGATAATCACTCAAAAAAGAATTGGTGAATTAATTGAAATTGCAAGAGAGTTAACTCCTGAAGATGTTGAGTCGTTAAAGGCTGAAGTTGAGGCATAGAATCTAACTGGTAGATGAGATTATTAAATTCGGAAATAGAGAAACGAATCGAAGTAAAGCTCGATAAGACTTTCAAGAATGAAAAGTCAAGCGGAATTATGACGTTCGGAAGCGACAATGACTACCCTCAGAAAATTGAGAAGCTAGTTGCTGGAAGCCAGACCGCTAAGTCCGCACGAGACGTTTATGCAAAGTTTATTGCTGGATCTGGATTTAATAATCCCAACATCGGTGAGATTGTTGTAGGCTCAGATCCTAAAGGGAAACCCGTGACACTCGACAAGATTAGACGACAAGTCGGTCGCTCCGCAGCGCTGAACAGTGGATCTTACATACACGCAAATGTGAGCGCAAGCGGCGTTGTCGGAAACACTAGGATAGTCCCGTTCAAGAATTGCAGGGTCTCAACAGAAGACGACAGTGGCAATACTGGATCGATACTTGTCTATGACAATTGGGACAAGTCAAAAAGCAAGAAAATAACAAAAAACGACATCGCATCGTATTACAATTTCAATATCAAGCCCACGGTCATCATGTCGAACATAAAGGATGCTGGTGGGGCAGATAAGTTCCAGGGGCAAATATACTCTCTCTCATTTGATGATGAGTTCCTGTACCCATTGTCTCCCTTCGATCCAGTTTACCTTGATTGCGACACTGAGTATCAGATTCAATTGTTTAAGAATCGTCAAGTTCGTGACGGATTTGCAAAGAAAGCGATACTACTTTTCGATATGTCGGATGACGAGAAGGAGCGTGAGAAGCTGGTCGAGAAAGCAAGAGGGTGGACAGGTCCTGACGGTGAGAACCTTCTGATATTAGAAGCTGAATTTAACGAGGAGACGGGAGAACTGGCAGACGGGTCTTTATTTAAGACTGAGATAATAGACTCCAATATCGACGATAAAATGTTCGAAAATTGGGAGAAAAATCTCTCAAACAGTATCAGGAAAGCTGTGAAAGCTCTTCCTGCTGTGCTCATTGATTATGAGCAGGGGCAACTATCGCAGGCTAGCGGTGAGATGATAGAGTTAGCCGTGAGATATTTCAATGCGCTCACTCAGTCAGAGCGCGAGGCGATGGAGGAGATGTTCAAGGATATTTATAAGAATTTTGATAACGATATATTAAGAAAAAACGAAGATTGGAGCATAAAGCCTTTCGACATGTTCGAAGCGAAGGAGGTGGATGATGGCACTGCTACTTAATTATGCACAACAACAACTTATTAAGCCTCTTGGAGGGCTGAACTCAGCAAATACAGTTGCTCAAGCAAAGTATGACCAACTCGCTGCGGAGGTTGAGAGTTTGGAGATTGACAAGCTACTTGGAAGCAGGTTCTATCAGGTGGTTTCGGCAAGTCCTTCAAGTTATGATGACCTTCTGAATGGTTCGAGCTTCGAATGTAGTGGTGAGGACATTTCACACAAAGGACTTCGATACGTTATTGCATACTTGAATCACGAGAAGTACACAGGTGAGAGTTTTATAAATGATACTTGGAACGGAATGTCTCAAGCATCAAGACCCGACTCAGAGCGCGTCTCAGGTGGTACGATAAAGAATTTACAAGCAAATAGCAGGGAGATTGCGTTCAATGCATGGTCCTTGACTGTCGAGTATATTAAACAGGAAAGTCAATTCGATGGTTTGTGGACATCAAATTCAAACAAACGAACAAAAAAACCCGTATATTACGGTATTAAAAAAACTCGCGGCTAATGGCACTCATTGAAGGCTACATATTCCTAAAGAAGACTATATTCAAGGCACTGACCTACAACATGTCTATAACTGTCGATGGATCGCAAGTTCTCTTTGAAAGCAATTCAATAAAATTTAAATTTCAGCACAGAGTTGCATGCTCGAACGCTGTTGACGATGAAGATGCTGTTAATCTTGAATCCATGAAGGCTTATTATGCTAATAGGAAGACAAAAGAGTTAGCTATTGGTTTTTGGGACATGGATACGGACGCAATTTCGCCTTCGATTTCACACGGTCTTTCAGCAACGGAATATAAGACTCTTGTTATAGAAGGGGTGACCATATGGGATGACGCTGAGGTGATAGGGTATGGTCTAATGATCGCACCTGACAACACGATAGGAGGTTCGCTCGATCAAGTAACATCAACTGCAATATCATTCAATCGAGTAGGTGCAGGCTATTTTGATAATGCAAATTTTGACGACGGAGCTATCAATAGAGGCAATGTTGTGATATCGTATATACCAGATTAAATTTTAAATAAAATATAATGGCAACAAGTCTACCTAATGTACTGATCGCGAGAGAGCGCGGCCTGGCAGAGATACAAAACAGAATGGCAATGTCTAACGAGCATTTCTATATCGAAAATGGCAACACAGAAGAGTATGAGGGCAATTTCGACACTGTGCAGCTAAGGAGTGATGGAGTTGAATTTGAAATTCTCAAAGGAATATCGAAGGGCAGTACTACAGAGATTGACTTGCTTGCTCAGTATAACCTGACAGGCGTTGTGCTAAATGGTATCGCTAATCTTGAGCCTCCAATAGTGTCACCCGTGAAATTTACACGGGTAAAATTGATATCTGGTGCTGTTCGTTTAAATAGATAGATATGAGGGGAGATATAAGATTAAGTGGTGTAAATTTAGATGCTGGTGGTAGTGGGTCGCGGCCGTGCGAGATAGGTTGGCGATATTGGTCTTATATCTTCAATTCTGGCTATACTGAATTGTCAGACAAAAGCAAAGATAGCGATACGGGATTGCCGAATGGGAATGATGCTGACTTAAATGCAAATGCCCTACTATTAGGTGGTGATTCTGTTATTACATTTGATGAAGATGTTCTGAAGTATGTTTCTAAAAATGAAGTATATCATAGCGTTGACAATATTGCATGGAGCGTCAAGACTGACAATGCAACACTAGCTGAGATTGATACGGCAGCGCGAACATATAAATTAATTAAAACAGGTGAATATTATGCACAATCTATTCTTTATTATGATAAAAATGGAGTCGATACACCTTTTATGAAAATAAATTACTCTTCGAATGCGGGTATTGATT